CAACGTGGGAAATTGCCATGTATGACGGAGAAGAGGAGCCGACATCTAAACAACCGGCATCTGCGAATGTAGACGCGCTCAAACAGATTTTTGGAATGCGATGAATCCACTAGCACAAGGCATCCGAGACGGCATCAAGCTCGCGTTCGACGGAACAATTTTAGACTGGGCATCCGATCACGTCAGCTTTCCGAACTCGGATCGCGCTTCGCGCTTCGACCCTTCGGTTGCGCCTTGGTTGAATGCGCCGTTGTTTGCCGCAAGCGACGACGAGACAACACAAGTATTTCTTCGCGCTCCAACAGGAGGCGGCAAGACGACGATGATGGAAACGCTCGCCTGCTTCATCGTGGCTCAAAAGCCTGGGCCTACGTTGTTCGTCGGACAGACTGACGACATGGTCAAAGATTGGACAGAGTCGCGCCTGTTGCCGATCTTCAACGAATGCCAGCCGGTCAAAGACTTGTTCCCAGAAGACCGCCATTCTCTCAGAAAAACGACTATACTTTTTCCACATATGGTATTGTTCGCAGGCGGCGCGAACATGACGAACTTACAAGAAAAATCGATGCGCTATTGCATCGGTGACGAGGTCTGGCGATGGAAAAGCGGCATGATTAAGGAACTCAAGGCGCGTCACCACGACCGCTGGAACCGAAAGACGCTCTTGGTCTCGCAGGGATGGGACGCAGGGCATGAGGCAGACGCTGAATGGGACAGCGGAACGCGGGAAGTCTGGGGATGGACTTGTTCCCATTGTGGGAACTGGCAGCGTTATCTGTTCGATCAGATCGAATATGTGACCGAGCGTGACGACAAGGGCGGCATCTTGTGGGACAAAGTCCAGGACTCGGTGCGAATGAAGTGCGAGCATTGCGAAACGCGATACAAAGACGACGCAAGCACTCGACGCAACCTTGCAAATAATGCAAGCTACCGCGCACTCAACCCGCATCCGGTGCGCGGTCATCGCTCGTTTGAATATCCAGCCTACGCCGTATGGTGGGTTCCTTGGTTCAGCATTGCGAAAGAGTGGATCGAGGCCAACGAAGCCAAGAGCAGCGGCAACCTGGAGCCGTTAAAACAATTTATTCAAAAGAGAAAGGCGCAGACTTGGCAGGACGAAGTAACGAGCGATCTGCCGGAGATCACAACCGGAGACTACGCCAAGGCGGAATATCTGGAAGGACAAAAGATCGACGGAGAACACAGACGCTTTATGACCGTGGACAAACAACGCGACCACTTCTGGGCTGTCGTCCGCGCCTTCCGCGTGGATGGGTCATCGATGCTATTGCATGAGTCAAGGCCGCTGACGTGGGAGACGCTCGACGCTATCCAGCAGCAGTTTGACGTTATGCCGCGGTGCGTCGTCGTTGATGCCGGCTACGATACGCCGTTGGTCTACGAGCAATGTGCTCGGCGTGGGTGGACGGCTTCGCACGGATCGGGGCAGGATGGGTTTTATCATATCGACAACGGCAGGCGCACGCGGCGTTTCGTTTCTAAGATCGAAGGAGCGCAAGCCGGAAGCGACGGACTCAAGTGCGCGTATTTCTTTTTCTCCAACGAAGGCATCAAGGATAAATTGGCTTCGCTTCGCCAGGCTGACGCCGTGCCGAAGTGGGAAGTTGCGCGGGACGTGTCCGACGACTACCGCAAGCAAATGTTGTCGGAGATGAAGAAGGACGTGACGAACTCGAAAACGAAACAAGTCGAGCAGCGTTGGGTGCGCATCGGCGGCAGGCCCAACCATCTTTGGGATTGTGAGTGTATCGCGCTCGCGTCCGCGATGCTGGCAGGCGTCTTGCCGATAGGTGCGGAGAGCTAGGTTTTAAGCGGCTCCGACAAGGGCGAAAAATAATTTTATTTTTTTCTTTTCAAAAATTAAAAAAGCGTAGATATTTAAAACATCGAAAGGCAAGAAGCCCGACGAAGAAACCTAAAAAGAAAAAACAAAATGAAAATCACATCCTACAAATTCACCGCACTGCAAACACCAGCTTGGAGGACTAACTTGACGGTTGCCCTCATCTCAAAGGGCTTTGCCGCATGGGAAGAATCCGACGCCCTCTACACGGATGCGACTCTTGACGAAATCGACTGGATCACTGGCGCAAAAAACTACTTCGCCGCCTAACCCACCCGGCGCGGGTTCAATCCCCGCGCCTTTTCTTTTGACACTTCCGCAAAATTAACAACACCCGCGACGCCTCTCCACGGAAGCGCACCAATGCGGGTTATTTTTTTGACATCGCCATCAAATGAATGGCGATGAACAAATCATTTTTTGGCCTGCCGCTTGCAACTCTGCAAGAATTGCAGGGCGATTTCACGGCTTGCCTCAAGGCAATAGCCGTTGCCGGCGCGTCGTATAGCATCGCAGGGCGCTCGTTCACTCGCGCTAATCTTGCCGAGGTCGCACAGACCATTAAAGAATTACAGGCCGCTATTGACAATGCGAGCGGATCTCGTGTAAGAAGGTTCACGCCGACGTTTCCAACCCAGCGACCCTAATGCAAGACCTCATCACCAAAGCAATTTCGTTTGTCTCGCCTAAGGCCGCTCTTGACCGCATGGTCAACCAGGCGAAGCTACGAAACTTCGGACGCTTCGATAGCGCATTGACGAGCGAAAAGCGTGGCATCTCGCGTGGAGTATCCGGTGGCGAAGACACGGCAGGAACTCGCGAACGTTTCGCGCTCATCCGCGCCGCTCGCGATCTCGCAGACAATTTCCCGCCTGTTCGTTCTCTCCTTCTCAAATTTGCAACGTATGTTTCCGGCCGCATCGCATACCAAGCCCGCACAGGAAACCGCGAAGCGGATACAGCCATCGAAAGATATTGGCAGAAATGGTGCAACGACTGTGATTTTCTTGGGCGTCACAACTTTACAACTCTGTTGCAGCTCGCCGTTACCGCAATGCTTCGCGACGGCGATTGTGGATTTATTATTGTTCGCGACAAAGAAGACCTAAAACTGCAAAGCGTGGAAGCCGACCGCATCGGATCGCCTTACGACAGAACAGATACCGACAAATACATTGGCGGAATAAATGTTGACGACTATGGAAGACCCGTTTCATACACAATTTTCACGCGTACTATCAACAACCAGTATATTTCTCCTACTGATATTGTTGCAAAAGAGTTTATCCACTTGTTCGACGCAGCGCGACTTGATGAATATCGTGGGCGGAGTGCTTTCGCTACTGCGCTGAACGCAACGCGCGACTTGCAGGAAGCGATCAAGGCCGAGGTGCAGGCGATCAAATACGCTTCGTATCAGTCCGGAGTCATCACGACCGAGAGCGGAGCAGCCGACGCTGGCGACTATTTCGCACGCGGCAACTCAAACGATCAAGGACAGGTCGCACGCCTTCAGTCGCTCGATCCTGGAACGGTCAACTATTTGAGCGCAGGCGAGAAGATGGAAATGTTCAAATCGGATCGCCCGACCGGAGCATTCGGCGAGTTCATCCGCCTTGTTCAAGCGCACATTTGCATGGCAGTCGGCTTGCCTTACGGCTTCGCATTCGACGCCGACAAGTCGGGGCCAATGGCACGCATGGAGGCGGCGATGGCCGAGCGCACGTTCCTCCGGTGGCGTGGACTCTTGGAAGGTCAATTTCTCAACCGCATCAAGAATGTTATCCTTCTTGACGCCGCTTCGCGCGGACTCATTCCAGATTCCGAATACTTGCTTGATGGCCGCTGGTGCTGGCCTGCCAAAGTAAGCATTGACTACGGACGCGAGGCACGCGCCGACATCGAGCTTTGGAAAGCTGGCTTGAAGACAGCCGGACAGATTTACTCCGACATGGGTGAAGACTACGAAGAAGCACTTCGCGCAAGGGCGAAGGAGGCCGCGATGATCGTCGCGCTCGGTACAGAAATGGATATTCCATCCGAATACATTTCAGATTCTATCATTCCCATTCAAGCCGCCGCACCGGTTGCCGCACCTATCGCCGCGCCTATCACGCAAGAAGAGCCGCAACCTGAGCCACCACAAGAACAACCAAAACAAACCGATCTTGCAGACGAGAACAAGCCAAGCAAGGGCATGGTAGAAGAGGCGCTCAAGGGCTTAAAGTGGCGCGAAGAATACAACCGAGGTGGGACAGCCGTAGGAGTTGCACGCGCTCGCGACATCAGCAACGGCAAGAATCTTTCCGACGATACCGTTAAAAGAATGCACTCATATTTTTCACGGCACGAAGTTGATAAAAACGGACAGGGTTTTCAACCAGGTGAATACGGCTTCCCATCCGCAGGCCGCATTGCATGGGCGTTGTGGGGCGGAGACGCAGGGCAAGTGTGGGCCGCTGATAAGGTCAAAGGAATGCAGGCCTCGCAGCCCGAACAGATGAAAGTATCGCTCGCCGTTCGCGATACATTCGGACGCATTACAGGATTTGAAACAAAGCATGAGCTTGTCATGCCGACGCCAGAAAAAGACGAAGAGCAAGACGACTTTATAGGTCGGTGCATGATCAGCGGAACAATGACTAGCGAATATCCAGACGAGAGCCAGCGCACCGCCGTCTGCATGGCGCAATGGGAGAAAAAATAAATGATCACACACGGCATAGCACTCGAAGCAAAGAAAGCACTCATCACCGGCGTCCACCAACCCGGCGACGACTATCGGATCGCGCTTTACAGCGCATCGGCAAAGATCGGGCCGACGACAAAAGCCTACACAACAGAAGGCGAGATCAAAGGCATGGGATACACCGCCGGAGGTGTAGCACTAAAGGGACATCGCACAGGCATCATCGGCAAAAATGCCTTTATAACATTTGATGACGTTGTCCTAAAATCCGCAACATTCGCCGCAGGTGGAGCGATGATCTACAACGCCAGCAAAGGCAACGCCGCCTTGTGCATCCTCAACCTTGGAGCCGAGCGGCACGTCTACGACGGCGCATTTGAACTCAAGTTCCCAAAGCCAACCGAAACCAGCGCACTCATTCTTTTAGCTTAAATATGAAACCAACAAATCCCATCATCATCGACGGCGAAACCTACGACATCTACACCCTCAACCTTGCAATCACGTCCGTTGTAAACCCAGACGCAAGCGAAGATGCGAACGTGGCTATGCGCCTTGTTCCTACGCGGATCGCGAATGGCGAAGTCATCCTTGCCAACGACTACGCACGCTCGATGGCACTCGGTAGCGTTGATGGCGTAGACGCTCCGACAGCTACCGCCGTTGCTCAAATTTCTGCAAGCATTCAAGAATTTATATACGCGAAGGGGCTGTAAAAATGGCACTTATTGTTTCAGCAGCAACAGGCAACTTTAACGCTGGCGCAACTTGGGTCGGAGGCATTGTGCCAGGGCCAGGGGACGAGGCTCGCGCCTCGACTACTCATGTTATCACGATCACGGCAAACGTGACCTGCACCGAACTTTCAAATGCAGGAACAGGCACATACGTCTTGAATAGCGGCGTGACATTGACGGCAAACGTGACGCATAAAGGGTTGACCAATACGGTTAATTGCTTGAGTTTTTCCGCAGCCTCGCCAGCAACGGCAAGCATTGTCGGAAACATAACCGCGGGGTCGGTAACAAGTGCCATTGGTGTAGTTAATAGCTCAACAGGAACATTGAATGTTACTGGAAATCTTTTGGGAGGTGGTAGTGGTTGTATTGCCGTAAATAATACCAGCACAGGAGTTGTTAATATAACTGGCAATTCTACGGGAGGAAGTGTGGCGAATGCAAATGGAGCGCAGAATTCATCATCAGGAACTCTAACCATTACGGGCAACGCGACAGGCGGAAGTGTGGCGAGTGCAAATGGAGCGCAGAATGCCACTGGAATATTAAATCTTATCGGAACGGCTACAGGGGGGAGCAATACATCCGCGTATGGGGCAAACAACGCAACCACCGGTCAATTAAATATCATAGGAACAGCTATTGGAGGGACAGTTGGGCCTGGCGCAAGCAATTCATCAAGTGGAACTCTGAATGCTACTCGCGCAAAAGGCAACGGATTTGGAATCGGATCAGTTGGGTTGTCATCTACCGTAGGCGTAAGCTCGGTGCAAGCCAGCATTACAAAAGTGGAACAGATCGAATACGGTTCCCTCGGTCAATCGCCAACGAGTGGCCCGACTTATTTAACATCTCAGCTATCGAATGTTGCAATTTTCGTAAACTATCCAACCGGCACAAAAACATTATCCGATCCGAACAATACGGCTGGGCTATCGCCAGCCGATACGGATGTGCGATTTGGCGTTGTATACAATAACGGAAACGACACCGGAGCAGCCTATATTCCATCGGCATCAAGTGTTGCTTTCGGCGTCCCCGTAGATGCGACAACCGGCACGGCAACGCTCACCGCCGCTGACGTGCGCGCCGCGATAGGCTTGGCAACAGCCAACCTCGATACGCAACTTGCCGCGATACCGACGGCGGCAGGAAATGCCAGCGCGGTCAGAACTGAACTCACGCCAGAACTTACGGAGATAACCGAAGTTCACGCGATCCACGGACTCGACATAGCCAACGCGCTCACGGTCACGCCTACGAGCAGAACATCGGGAGCGATCACTCAAGCGATCACCGGAGACGGAACAACAAACACCGTAGTAACGAGGGTCTAAGCGGATGCTCGCTTCCCTGCTCATCGCCACGCAGGGCTTATTGCCAAGCCCGACGCCGTTATCCATCGGCGTGCAGGGCTTGCTATACGTTTCAGTTGTTCCGCCTGTCCCTATTGCTCCCACCGATCTGCCAGGGGGCGGAGGACGAGGACGCGAAGAGCGCAAGGTAACGGTCAAAGTTCGCGGCAACCGTCTTGTTCTCTCGGTCGCGAATGTCGAATCGTGCGCCGGTTCGCGCATTCAAGTTGTAGGCTCGTCTTGCTTCTCGAATGCTGGCGAGGCAGGGCTTTCGATCAGCGCAAAAACAATGGTGCTCGGTAGTCGCAACCATGCGGGAGTGAGTCGCGCAGGTCTTTCTATTTCCAGCACGTTCAACGTCATCGGTTGCGAGGAAGAGAACGAGTTAGAAGTTTATTTGATGGCGCAGGCGGCGATGGCATTGATGGACGACTAATTGACATTTGCGCCCTCGCATGGATGTCATCGAAGGCGTATCAATCATTTCAATAGGCGAAGCTAAGGGCCACGGTCTCTACGTTGACGAGACAACTTTG